ATAAAAAAGAGCGGACGATGTGAGGCCGTACCGCTCCGCAATCGCACCCGCCGCACTTGCGAGTTCTATACTCGCTTTATCCATGTCCACAGTTGTCATTTTTCACCCCGTTGTGTGTTGTAACACTGTTCCGTTTGCCAAAGGATTCCCGTTCAACCGCATTTCAACAAGAAGGCCATTCACAAACTCAAGCCCGATATTCGTCCAATCGCAATCAATATCATCGGCAATGGCTGAACCAGTAAAGTCTATGTCATAAGTGAAAAAGTTGGCGGAGAAGTTCATCCCCTGGCGACCTTCAATAGTGCCGCTTGTAGAAGTACTTTTTGAGGTGTAGACATCGCCCGTTAAGAACAGCCGGGGAGAGTTGATGCGCATAGCTGGAGCATTATTGATGCTGTTCTCGAAATCAATTGCACCGCCTTCATTCCCGCTTCTGCCCCCGGCAAGCCGTCCGCCGATTAGGTTCATGAAAGGCGTTCCAGAGCCATCATCACGCCCAGAAGTTGACAGCGACCCAGTTGCGGAGATATTCACCGCTTGGATATCTGTGAAAACCCCTCCGGTCGCTTTGATGTTGTTGAACTGTCCGCCTTGCGCTTTGATGTTGGTAAACGTGCCGCCAGTGGCGTTTACGTTTGTCATCTTGCCGTTTACAGCCGTGATGTTGTTAAAAGTCCCGCCATCCGTTTTGAACGCGCCGCTTTCCATGTTCCAGAAATTTTTTCCGGCGGAATCCATCAAAACCCCGGCCTTAATCAAACTGGCCTTTAAAATTCCGGTTGTGATGATCCCCGCGTCAAGGGTTCCGGTCGTGATAAACTTCGCGTTGATAGCGCCCTTCTGGGTTATTGCTGTCTCATAGGGGCCGCCGTAGCCATTTCTGGAATAGCCAAGGCCGCCCATGTTCCAACGCCAGATATTTTTGTTACTCGGGTCGTTGATATCCGGCTTCTCCATGATCAGCAACTCATAAGGCCGTCCGGCAGAGTCCTGATGTGTGACGATATAGCCGCCCTTGGCTCCGGTGATTTCATCGGTCGCCGCCTCGATAGCTGCATCCATCTTTTTCTCGAAGGCGGCAAGGCTATCATCGATCAGTTGGCTTACATTCCCAAGTTCCTCATCCAGATCCGCGACATTGTCCTTTATTTCTCGGATCTCCTCAGATTGGGAAAGGACATTCGCGAAAGTCCTGTTCTGTCTGGCGACCAGGACATTCTGCTTTGATGTGAGGGCATCGGTTAGGCCGACAATCGTGTTCGCAAAGTCAGACCGGAGTTCACCCAGTTCGATCTCGACATAGCGGTCTCTGAGGCAATCGTAGCGGGTCTTAATGATCTGCGCCTTCGCGCTGATATCAAGCTTCGGATAGTAGACAGTGACATAGTCAAAAACCCGAAGTCGCTCAAGCGGGGCGATCTCTTTATATTCCTCTGTTTGCCACAGCGCCACGAAAGAGACCTTGATGTTCACTTTCGGGATGCCGATCTTGTTACGGATCACATACCGCTCCGCCCTTGCTTTAAGCTGTGCGGCGGTTGGTGCTTCTTCAAAGTCATCAGAAAAGTCATAGGGAACGGTGCGCTTGTGGGCGAAGTTCTTGGCGGTGTCCGCCTCGACTACTCCGTTATAGTAGATAACTTCGGATTCCGATGCCCAGAAGGGAACGATCCCCGTGACAGTGCTTTCTATCGAAGCTTCCTGGTTGATGTCGGTGAGGTTCTTCCCGTAGCGGATCGTGACATTCTGATCTCTGCCGAAGTTGTTCCACAATCTGACATTGAAGTTATCAAAGTCATAGTCGCCGCCGTACACATCAAGGATTGACCCTTGAACGCCTCCAAGCCTTGAAAGGATGCTTTCGGGCGCGTCCTGTGTATAGGTCGCCCTGGTGTTTTTGTCCGTCCAGAAGGTGAATGGACATTCTTCCATCGCGTTCGTCTTCAGTTTCTGGAGCGCTTCGGTTACTGTCTCCGCCGTGAATGGTCTACACGGAATGTATGAAAGCCAGGAACTGATATGTCTGGCGTAGACAGTAAAAGTCCCGGAAAGCGGCTTCGTAACCTTGTAGATTCGGAAGGCCTGAAGCGTCCCGCCATCGTAAGGGATCGCGGCGATGATGTTATCGTTCACGATCTCGGAAACGTGCGGAGAGGTGACAGAAACCACCGCCTCGAGTTCCCTTGACCCATTCGCCGACCAGGAGACTTCACAGCTTACGCACTCGATCCGGCCCAGGCCGTTCGTGGTGAAGTCCCTCGCCGACTTGTCGAAAAGGATCGGTCTCATATAGTCCACCACCTCGGGGTTATGATTAGCCTTGTGATTCCGCTCATGCTGATCGCGTTGTTCCCCGGAGCCAACTCCGGGAAGATGTCATTATTCAAGACGATGTTGCCATTACAGTTCGTTGTTCCCTTATAAGCGTCCTGAAGGTCTGAATCGATATCCGTATACTGATTCGCGTTTTTGATTGTGACTTTGATGCCGTTGATCGTGAAGCTTCCCGTCCCATAGGCGCGGATCAGCGGGAGCGCCGCGAAGTCGGTCGGATTCCGCAGCGTCCCGGAGGCCGTGAGGGTTCGCTGTTTCTCTCCGTCCTTCAGGAATCTCTGAGGCTTACAATCGAATTGAATGTTAAAAGACCCCGCCAGATTCCTCGCAGATGGCGAGACCTCCAAGCCGTTCCGATACATGGCAAGCCGGAACTCCTCCGGGTGATAGGAGTCCTCTAGTCTCTGATAGCCGATCTGCGAGGACAGAAACGCCCGGAAGCTGTCGATCCGCGGCTGAAACCGCCACGAGATGAAAGCGGGATAGGAAACAGTGATGTTAGAAAACCGCCCGTTGTCGTGCGTCAGATCCCCGTTCCTTCCGGGAATCGAAATGGTCTCGACATCACGGGCGGGAGCGTTAAAGGTTCCGCTCCCGCTGATCCATACCCCGTAATCCTGGCTACTTTTCCCGGCGAATGTAAAGCTATGTTCGATTATTACGCCCATACCGCCCTCTCTCTTTCCATGTCCCCGTTAAGGATATCGGCGACCTCTCTGGCGATCTCCTTGGCATCCTGTCCCGGGCCGGGATAGACATTAATATTCACCCCGCCATAGTTGACCCCCGCAGAGGCGACAGCGCCCTGGATCATGCCATAGAGGGACGAAGCACCCACGACAACCTCCGGCCCCGCCTCTCCGGCTCCAAGGAGCCGCCCGTTCTGCGCCCCGAAGATCGTGGGACTTGTGAGGATCATGCCGTTATCCATTGCTTTCGCGTACCAATCTATATTAAAGCGCGGTACGGACGGCGGGTTCAGTGAAAAGTCACCGGATACAGAGAAGTGCGGAAGCTTAAGATCCGGGAGTTTCCAATCGAAATCAAAGATGCCCTTGATATAGTCTATGCCGTCTTGCACGACTTTCTTTGCAAGTTCCATCTTTTCGTCAAAGGCCTTTTTGATATTATCCATGATTCCTGTTACAGTTCCGACAACAGCCGACAGTTTCCCGTTAGTTGCCGAATCTATCGCACTATAGGCATCATCAAAAGCCTTTTGCGCCGCTGTCATGGTTGTTTGTGCAAGACCCTGTATAGTTCCGCCGCTACTCTCCCAAACGCCCTTAACAGCGTTTAAAACGCTGTCTGTGGTCGCCTTTACAGAGTTCAATTTCCCGTCAACGGCGGTTTTGATGTTGGTCATGGCTCCCTCGACCGCCGTTTTCGCCACGTTGAACTTCTCGACCGCCGCATTTTTGAACTCGGCGAACTTGGTTTTCGCTGTATTTGCCAATTCTGCCGCTTTAGCCTTGATCTGATCCCAGTTTTGATAGATCACATAAGCCGCCGCCGCTACCGCGCCACCAACCGCGATGAACGGAAACGCAGCACCAAGCGCCGCACCGAAACCCGCTACAACAGGCCCGGAAAGCACAGCCGCCGCCGCACCAACCGCCGCCGTGATCGTGCCGACAGAAGAAATCAGCGTCCCAAGGATCACCAGAACGGGGCCGATAGCCGCCACCAGAACCCCGGCGGTTGCGATCATGCCCTTCTGACTTTCATCGAGGCCGTTGAACCAGTTAACAGCGCCCTGGATCACGCCCGTCACCTGTTCAATCGCCGGAATCAGTGCATGGCCCAAGCTGATCCCCGCCTCCTCGACAGATGACTTCAGAACTGTCAGTTTGCCGTTAAGGTTGTTTTGCATGGTGTCCGCCATGCCCTTCGCCGCGCCATCTGCCGCATAGATTGCATCAGTTAACTTTGTATAGTCCGCATCTGATGCGTTGAGGATCGCAAGCATTCCAGCCATGGCGTTCTTGCCGAAAAGCGTGGAGGCCGCCGCGATCTGCTCGGATTGCGATAATCCGGTTAATGTGTCCTGTCCTAAACGCTGCGCGAGTGTGTTATACTCCTCTGTCGTGAGAATCCGGTCTTTGGTAAGTTCAACGCCCAGTTCTTGAGAGGCGAGAGCCTTCAATTCGGACTTAGTCATCCCCTCAATGATGTCAGTACCAACAGAGACCTCCGTCTGATACTTCTTTTGAGAGTCTGCCATGTTCTCCCAACCATCGGCAAGGTGGCCCATCAGTTCCGGGTCTTGCGACATGGCATAGTTGAGAGCGATTTGTTCGTCAGTTGTGACGGCAAACTGGGCGCGGAGCATATCCATGACATCATGGAGGTTTTTCATCTCCCCGTTTTCATCTGTCAGAGATAACCCCAGTTCGTTCATAACCCCGACCATTTTCTTCGTGGGGTTAGCCATGTTCGAGAGGGCGGTTCTGAGTGATGTTCCCGCCTGGGATGCTTTGATTCCGCTGTTCGCCATCAGGCCAAGGGCGATAGATACATCCTCGGCAGAGTATCCCATAGCACCCGCCACGGGGGCGGCATACTTAAAGGACTCGCCAAGCATGGCGACATTCGTATTCGCGTTTGAGGATGCCGCCGCCAGGACATCGGCAAAATGCCCGGAATCCTCCGCCGTCATGCCGAAAGCGGTAAGGGCATCGGTCACAATGTCCGAAGTCAAGGCAAGATCTTCGCCAGATGCCGCGGCGAGGTTCATGATGCCCTCGATTCCGGCGGTCATGTCCGCGGCTTTCCACCCCGCCATAGCCATATACTCCATAGCGGCCCCGGCCTCGGAGGCGGAGAACTTTGTGGCCGCGCCCATCTCTCTGGCCTTGGCGTTCAGCGTGACCATGTCCTCAGAGGTCGCGCCGGAAATAGCCTGGACTTTTGACATCTGGGCATCAAAGTCAGCGGCAAGCTTTACACCCGCGCCAAGACCCGCCGCCGCCGCCGCGGAGAGCGGCATAAACTTTTCCCCTGCGCCTTTGATCTTGTCCCCGGTGTCTTGCATCATCGACCCAAGGACTTGCATCGAGTTCGGCGTGTTCTTCAGTTCGTTGTTTAATTTATTTAGTTCGGTCTGGGCATCCGCGACCGCCTGTTTCCATTTGTTGGTTTCCCGGGAGTTCTCCCCGGTCGCCTTCTCCGACTCGGAAAGTCCCTTTTTCAGTTCCTCGACCCGCTTTTTCTGGTTCTCGACCATTTTGGTCAGCTGCTCACGGGTCTCCTTGTTATGTTTGAGGGACTTGCTGTCTTTCTCCCATGCGGAGGTCATGGCGTTCATCTCAGACTTCAGGGTTTTCTGGGTCTGGATGATGTCAGTAAGCTGTTTTCTATACTCGGCTTCGCCATCAATGCCGATTTTCGGGCCGATATTTACCGCCATGTGATCACCTCAAGCTGATAGCCTCATCAAACGACATTTTCTTTTTGTTTACGGGAAGCATCCTCCCCAGATCGATCTGATAGCAGCTGATGAGGTCAACCATCAGACCATAAGGCATAACTAAAACCTCCGCCCGGGAAAGTCCCAGACGGAGGCCATAGTATAAATACCAGGATAGATTTAAACGGATTTTTCCGCCGCCTTTACCGCCTTTTTTTTTGACGGGATCGGCTTCGCTTCTATTGTGGGTTTCTCCCCACGCCAGACTTCGAGCGCCTCGTTAAAGAGTGCGCCAAAGGTCTCATCGTCAAGCGTGAGGGCCTCCTGGACAGTGAGAGGATGCTTTTCATAGCCTTCGATCTCGAAGACTTTGGCATCCTCTGCGCCCTCGGACAGCGCCGACATGAACCGGGCGCTGAACATCTGCCCGGCGGCGTAGCCGTCAATCCCGGCGAAATACTGATCCCAGTTGCCCCCGGTAAGCTTGTCGATCTTACAGTTTGCGTCTACAGTGCGCCGGAACTCTACTTCCCTTCCGTGGATCTTCATAGTTACCTCCCTGTCTTAAGTTGGTCACGCGCCCAGAAGCTTCATCAGGGCCTCCTCGGCAGCGGCTTCGGTCTGGTAGTCTGACGCGCCGACCAGTTTCCAGGTATGATTTGCCGTGTCGTCCCTCATGATGGTCGCGGTGAGTTCCTGGGTCTGCCAATCGATTTCGTCCTCCTGGGTCTCGGCGGAGGTCTGGATCTCGTTGAAACGAACCTTCGTCAGGACATAGGGAACATAGGTGGTCACGCCATCGGACATATACCGCGCCAGGAAGCCAAGACCGACATAGGGCGGATTTGCGCTGTCGCCGTATGCGAGGACGGAGACAGTTCCAATGGTCTGAGCCTCGGGAAGGCCCATAATGAGCCGCTCTGCGGCGGTGAGAAGGCCGTCAACAGTAAGGTTAACAGTGCCGCCCGTAAAGGTTCCGGGAGCGGTCTCCGCCGCCACGTTATCGGCGTAAAATTTGTTATCGTCACCGGACTCCGGTTCGATGCTCACGGAAACGCCCCGCGCAAGCTTCTGAACATCGGAATAGGTGACAGTTCCGCCGCTCGCCGCATAGGTGGCGACATAAGGAAGGGAAAAGCCAGTACACACCTTTCCAGCTGCCATAATAAGCACCTCCATCAATTCACAATTGTTTGAATTTCTTTGTCTACAACTTCAGCCATCTTTTTCTCTGCCGCCGCTTTCGTCCGGTTCACGGCGGGAGCAATGAACGGGGTTTTCTGTCGAAAAGAAGTCCCGGACTCGACAGATCGGGCGATCATGGCGTTCGCCTGTCGCCGCCCTCGGGTCGCGACATTGTTATATCCGTCTTCGCCGACCTTCACGTTCCAGTATCCGCCCTCGTTCCGCATTGACGCGATTCCAAGGCCCTCAAGAAGTCCATCTTTCTGGGTCTTGTTAACGCCTCGGATCATGGTCGGGCGCTCCTTCCCTCGATAGTTTGTATCAACCACCGGAAGGCCCTGAATGCCCTTTCGGACTTCATCGGTTACGATCTTCGCCCCCTCGAAAACAGCGAGGCCGATGATGTGCGGGGTCGCCGCAGTGAGGGCGGATAGGGACGAAATGTATTTATCTATCCCCGGCCCGATACTAAACTTCGCCATCGTTCGCCACCTCGAAATACCATTCGTAATGGATCAGATTGGTGTCGTCCTCATACTGGACGGAGTTGAGCGACCAGGCGACACCAAGCGCTTCGAGCGCGTCCTGGACATCGTCAAGGAGCGGATCGAACTCCGTTTTTGTGAAAACATCAACAGTTCCGGTTATGACCTGTTCGGTCTTGTGGTTCCCGGAGTGGAACGAAGTTCCCTCTCCGCTCTCTTGCCAGATCAGAAACGGCAGCGCGGAAGGATGCCGATAGTAATGCACACAATTCGGGGTTAGCTTGGCGAGTTCCGTCCCGATCTGCTTCAGCTTAGTCTGTAAGGACATCATAAAAGTCCTCCAGTCTGACAAGTGTCAGATCGATGGCATCCTCCTCAAATTGCGGTTCGGCGACATCGATCCGAAACTGTCTCCCGTCCTCCATCACGGCGAACTCAACGTGATCCGGGAGGACGATCATGTTAAAGCATCTCACGACAAAATCAAACTCGGAGTTTGCGCCCCTTGCGGCATATCTTCGGGTTACTCCCGCAGTGCGATACGCGAAAAAGGGTTCAGCCTGTGGGACAAGCTTCTGAACAGGCATGAAACCCGCCTCCCCGGTGTTCTCCAGGGAGCAAAGCGTTATGATCCCGCCGTCCCTCATGCCGTCCCCCATTCTGTGTAGTCACTGGACATCAGAAGCTGACTTTTCTGTTCGTCATAGGATGCCTTGAGCCTCTGATATGCGTCCTCGTCCTGATAGCCGAAATGCATTCTACAGTAGGTGATCACGGCCTTACGGATCAGCGGCTCCGGGTCGGTGTCCACAAGTAAAGCGGCCTTGATGTCTGTGATCCCAAGATCCGCAAGGGCCGACCCGATGAGGTCGGTTAGCTCCTCATCGTATGCCGCCGATGAAACCCGGCAGGCCGTTTTAACCTTGTCTAGTAAGGCCA